TCTTTAATGTTTGCAAAGTATCATCAAGAGCTTTTGAAAGATTAAGTCTTCTTAATTTTTCTTTCTCTTCAATTTTCAACTCTAAACTATATACAGTAGTTTGGAGTTGTTTTTTTATTTGCTTTCTTATATATCTTTTATATTTTCTTGATTTTTGTTTCATACTTCTCCTTTTTTGATTACCAAGGTTCAAACATGTCGCACAGTTGGTTTCCATCGCAATCACTATGGATGCAGTCAGCACATGTATATCCTTCTCTACGATACCCATTCGCATACTCGTCATCAGTTCTGTCATCATTTTCTATCCCTGTTTTTTCTAACTCTTCTTCATTTTCTAGATCTTCGTTTTCTAATTCATCTTCATAAATTTCGTTCACAATAAATCCTCCTTTTTTATTTTCTTCAAATTTAATTTCATCTGAATTTTTTTCTTTCATGTTTTCTCCTTTCTTAGTTTATTAAAACTAAACTTTTTTTATAAAAAAATATAAGCTTACTTCATCTTCTGGAATTTTTAACAGAATAATTGATTTTTGAATTTCTGATTGCGTAAAATCAACTTTATTATTTAATTTAGCAGAGAGACTCGCTTTAGATACTCCTAGAGCTTCTGCAAATTTATAATTAGTCTTATATACTTCTGTTATTTTTCCTTCTAATTTACTATAATCAAACATATCATCACCTACCTTTTTTTAGTTTAGATTAACTAAACTTAATATAACATACTAATTTTTTTTTGTCAATAAGAAAGTTTAGTTTTCTTGAATTAAAATAAATAAATGTTGATTTTAATTAAACTTTATTATATAATTAATTAAAATCAATGATCTCAAAAGGAGGTTTGAGTTATGAAAGGTAAATGTTCTGATAGAATAAAAGAAGCTCTAAATTTAAGAAATATGAAACCAATTGAATTAGTAGAACAAAGCAATATAAAAAAATCAGCCTTGAGCCAATACATGTCGGGAAAAATAACTCCAAGACAGAAAGCACTTGATGCTATGGCAAAAGTTTTAAACGTTAGTCCTGCATGGTTAATGGGATTTGATGTTCCTATGGAAAGGGAAGGTATTCTTAATGATGCTAAAATTCAAGAAACACATGATACATATCTAAAGACAGAATTGAAAGGTGAATTTACAATAACTGAAAATATAAACGATGAATATATAAGAATTTTAAATGTGGAAAATGAAAAAGCAAATGAAACAATTTATAATTTAAAAAGAAACGAATATGCTAGTAAAATAATTGATAAAATAAAAATTAGTTTTAGTTTGAATGATGTAAATTATACTGATGATGATGTTTACAAGTTCATTAAATTATTTAAAGAATATAAAAAACTATCTGATGATAAACAAAAAGAAATAGACAGTATTATTTACGGTAAAAACGAACTTACTAAAAGTATTGATTCTTTTAATCTTTTTGAATTGAAGAAAAAAACCAAAAACAAAAAGATTTTATCAAAGAGTTTTTATAAATTATCAACCGTGTCAGATAATACAAAGTTTACTAAATACATTAATCCTTTCAATATAATAAAAGATATGCGAACATATATTGTTTATATTCCTGAAGATGAATGTTTAGACACTGAAAATTTCTTAAGAGAAAATCTTCCAGAAGCAACTGTAGAAAAAGTCGCTGATAATAATTTAAGTTTACATTCTGACTAATAAAAAACAAACTACATACATTTTAAAAAAGAGGTGATTAAATGACTAAACTATATAAAGTTATAAAACTACTTTCAGATAATTCTTTGATTGTAGATTATGGAAAAAATGATGGAGCTTATGAAGGAGAAGATTTAAGAATTTTTACTCCTGGTGAAGAAGTTGTTTTTCAAGGGACAAACTATGGAACTTTAGATTCAATAAAAGCTGATATAGAAATTGTATCAGTATTTCCAAAATTTTCAGTATGCCAAAAAATAAGTAGAAAAATAGTAAAAAGTTTTAATCTTAGCAATTATCTCACTAGAGAAATTGAAGAAGTTCAAAAACTAAATATGAACAAAGAAGAAATTTCAAATACTTTTTATAAGGATACAAGTCCTATTAAGTTAGGAGATCTTGTTAAAATTTTAAAATAAAGTATTGCATATTAAAAAAAAATATGATACCATAAATGTACTAAGATTACTTTGCCGCTACCAAGGGTAGACACTAAATATAGTGTTCAGGCTATCGTCCAGTACATTTGAATGTGCTGGATTTTTTCTTTTTTTAGGAGGACTTTTATGCCTTATGATAAACCTTTTAAAACCTATGACGAGCAACATCAGAAACTGGTTTCAGATTATAAAATAATATCTATTGATAAGGATTTTGAAATAGAGATACTTAAAACTTTTTCTTATTATAATATTATTAATGGATACAAAGAAATATTTATGAGAAATAATGTTTTTAAAAATGGAACTACATTTTTAGATATAATTGAACTATCTATCCATGAAAAATATTTTCTTACAGTTCTATTTAAATACAGTACTTATATTGAAGAATTTTTCAAAGTGAAGTTAGCATATTCAGTTAGTAAAAATAATACAGAAGACCATTTAGAATATTTAAAAGCTAAATATTATGCTATCCCTAAAAAGAGACGTGTTAAATTTAAAAGTACTGTTGATAAAATTAAAGAGTCTTTTAATACAAAAGACCAACCAACAAGACATTATATAGATAACCATAATCATATTCCGCCGTGGATTTTATTTAAAAATGTATACTTTAATAATGTTATTGATTTATTTACATTTTTGCCACCATCTATGGAAAAAGAAATTTTAGATGATTATAGCTTATTTACTAATCTCAATGTGATGTTAGATTTGAAATCTAAAAATTTCAAAAAAATGTTAACTATAGTTAGAAAATTTAGAAATAAAATTGCTCATAATGCAAAAGTTTTTAATTATAGAGTAGATCCAAATGATGAAATTATTCACCATGAAATACAAGGAATTCTTCCAGCTTATTTTTTAAGTTTTAAAGATATAAATAATGGAATTGGTCGAACAGATTTATTTGCAATGGTATTTTCTATTATAGTGCTATTAGATAACAAGTTTTTAAGAAATTTATTTTTACAAGAATTAAAAATTGCTATTACCAATATAAAGCAGATTAAATATGGAGATACATATTTGAGTGTAGCAAATTTCCCTTTAGATATTGAAGATAGAATAGATTCAATGATTAATCTTTTTAAAATAAATTAATAAAAAAAATACCCCTCTCGAGTTCGTAACTCTGAAGGGGTTAAAAAGAGTGTGTCCTCTTTTGATTCGTAATTAGATTATAACACACTCTATTTAAGTACGTCAAATTGAAAGGAGTGTGATTTTGTATGGCTGGTAGAAAAGCTAATGGAGAAGGTACTATCTCTACAGTTATAAGAAATGGTAAGACTTATTATAAAGCAAATATTACAGTTGGTTGGGATAGTGATGGTAAACAGATTAGAAAAAGTTTTGGTAGCTATAAAAAATCAGTTGTATTAGATAAAATGAATACAGCTAAATACCAAGCTAAAACTAATTCTTTATCTAATTCTGACATAAAGTTTGGAAAGTTATTTGAACACTGGATCAACAATTTCAAAAAAATAGAAGTATCTTCTAACACATTTACAGTCTATGAAACTACATATAATTTAAGATTAAAAGATTATTCTATTGCACAAAAAAGGGCTAATCAAATAACATTAAAGGACTTACAACAATATTTCAATGAGCTACAAGAAAAGTTCTCCCCTACTACAATAAGAAGAACTTATGTACACATCCACTCATGCATAAAATTTGCGATTATTGAAGGGATAATGATGAAAGATTATTGCATGGCTGTAACATTACAAAAAATTGAAAAAAGAAAAAAGATTAATGTCTTTTCTAAAGAAGAACAAGATTTAATTTTAAAAACTTTAGATAAAAGAAATATAGTAGACTGCATTATATATTTTACATTTTTTACAGGTTTGAGACTTGGAGAAGTATTAGGTCTACAATGGAATGATATTAATGAGAATATGTTGACAGTTAAAAGACAGTATAGAAGAGTTCCAAATGAGGATAAAGAAAGTGGAAGAAAATTAAAATATATTTTTAAGAATTTAAAAACTAAAAACAGCGAAAGAGAAATTCCATTACCAGATAAAGTTTTAAAGATGTTAAAGGATCTACCTCGTGATAATGACTTAATATTTTCTGATGTTGGAAAACCTGTAGAAATAAAAAGACCACAAAGACGAATCACTTATCTTTGTAAAAAATTAAATATTCCCCATAGAAGTTTCCACAGTATTAGGCACAGTTATGCAACTAGACTATTTGAGCTAGATGTTCCTGTTAAAACTGTTCAAGTATTAATGGGACATGGAGATATATCTACTACAATGGATATTTACACTCATGTCATGAAAGAAAAGAAGTTAGAAGTTCTGGATAAACTAAATAATTTATAACAACAGACAAACAACAGAAATTATATTTATATTTAAAGTATAATCTGTAGTTAAGAGTATATATTATATTCTCCTGTTGAGTGCACCATATGTTTT